ACGTATGGGTATTTCTTTTGAAGGTCTTTCCATTTTTGTGGATCTGGATCTACTAATGCTACTCGAACTTCTTCTCTAATACTATCTATATCTAATCCTGTTCCTCTGCTCATAGCTGCTTTCATGTCTTGTGGTTTAGCCATTGCTCCCGCAAGACCCATTGCTCCCATTATTGCGGGCATTGCATACTTATCTAATAATTTTAGGTTGCCAGCTTTTTTTAGATCTGTGACTTTTTTTAGATTTGAAGTATCAGCTATGTTTGTTCCTGCATGCATGTCCGTAGGATATGTAGCTCCAGGACCACTGCCCATATGAGTTGCTTTTTTAAAAGGATTTAAATTAGATATACTACTTTTTGTAGGTTCATTAAAAAATTGATTAAATCCTGAAGCACCTTTGGTTCTCAATCCCATTTCCTCCATTCCAGCTCCAGCTACTTTACCAAGACCCCAAGTTCCAACACCCTGTTTAAGTGCATCACTTATACTTCCTCGTTGATCAAATCTTCCCAGACCTCTCATAACTCCACCTGCCATTGGTCCCCATCCAGGGATCATTGAAACAAATGGTGCAGCTTTAGTTGCAACATCTGCTAATTCATTCGGTATAATGTTTCTAATTTTTTTCTTTACCCAACTTCCAACACCATAACGTCTTCTTCCACCCAGACCCATGATTCCACCATAAGCCACTGGTTGTCTCATCATTTGAGGCTGAGGTTGTTGACCAGCATCTACACCCATCTTACTTGCTTCATAGACGGCTTGATACCATTCTTCAAAAGACATAATAGGTGTACCTATTTCTTTTTGCTCAAATACATAGGCCATGTATTCTTGTTTTAATTGAGCCATTCGCTCTTCTTGTGGAGATTGAGGTCCTTGATCTCCTTCATATTTAATAGAAGGAGCGCTCGTTTCTAATTGTTCTGAAATGTTAATATCTGTTAATGCCATAATTATATGTGTATTTAATGTTAAAGAGCAGGTATTTCTCCTGGTGATTTTATACTACTTTGTTTTTGAAAACAAATCAAGGGGTGGCATGATTACTCTTACATCTCTTTGCACATCCTCCTCTGGGATATTGGCGGCCTTTAAAGCCTCCTCATCCTTGTATATCTCCCCCGTCTTCTTATTAGAAAGAGTCGTTATTATTTCTTTGGGTGTTAATTCTATGACCTGGTCCATTATATTGTTACCTCTTTTTTGATGTTTAGATAGCTGACACCGAAAGTAAAGGCGTCTGCACTACCTGCTTTAATGGTAAGGGTCGTACCCCCTACTACTATTAGCGGTTGGGTTAATAATTCTTTTGTTGTATCTGCAGTTAATTGAGCTGATTGGATAACGACAGCACCATTATTTGTAACTGTTGGAGAAGGTGCCCCTGCAGAAGTAACCAGTATAGATTTAATAACATACGTTTCACTCACTAAAGGATTACCTGCACCAAAAGGATTATTTTCTGCGTTACCTGTGTCAGCACTTAACTTTGCAAATAAATATTGATTGACAACTGCCATTAATCTAAAAAGAAGCTTCTAGCTTCTATCTCCTGTTTTAATTCTTCTTGAAACGTAGAGTTTAATTTTTCTAATACAGCATCTAAATCTCTTACTAAAGAGTGTGCTACGTCAGCTTGATACTCATCGCTTGCTCTGGTTAATGATTGAACTATCTTTGCCATTATGTATATAATTTACTTATCATTTCTGTAATTGCCGGATCTAACTGACCTTGTTTATCTTGTCTATAAGGATTGCCTACTCTAAAGTTGTGAGCCCAATCTTCCATATTTCCTGTTGATGTATCTATATCTATACCATCTTCCTCCATTATATTCTGAGCATAAAGATCATTAATGTATTGAGGTGCAGTGTATTGATTGTCTCCTCTATCACGACCAGTAGTGGGACCAACAGGTCCTTCCAGGTGGGGATTTCCCATAGTAAAGCTTCCTGTTGAATATGGATTCTCATCTTCAACAGAAGGACCAAAAATTTTTTTTGCGAATCTCCATGCATTAGGAAGAGGTGCATATTTCTTATAAAGATCAAAACCTTTATCCAAAGGACCTTTTGTCTTTAGACCGTAGGGGTTTGTTGCATATTTTTCTATTGCTAGTTCTCTTGTATCATCGCCACTTCGTGTTGATGCTGTGTCAATAGCTTGTTGTGCAATAGCTCGTTGTACGTTTCCTCCTCTATCGGCGCTGTTATCATTTCCACCGACACCCGGAGCTCTCCCACCTGTACCACCAAAAGCAAGAGCTAGTCTCATGATTCCTCCAAGAGCTGCCTCAACTCTACTTCCATAAGTATCTGTCCAGTCTCTTGCGATCTCTGGTTCGTTAGCCCATAGGTATCTTCTTTGCTTCTCTGATTGAAATGGCATTATCTTCTTCCTCCTGCATGTACATCTAACCTAAATGTTCCCATTTTCCAATTAGTATCTATCGCAGTGTTTGATATTTTAACTGCAACCGATCGACCTCGTGCCCTGCACGATTGATAATTAGTGGCTGAAGTAATAGTAAAAGGTCCTAGAGTAGAACTAGCTGCAGTTTGATTAGGGAAATTTCTTAAATCTAATTCAACTATTGTATTTCCAGTTTGAGACAGAAAGTCGGGTAAAAATCTACTTACTCTCATTATAAATTCTCCATCTCCTCTGAATGTAATTCCTTGTTTTTGATCTTGAGTAATATCAAAATCACCAGATAGAATATTGGCTGCAATAGCACTCTTAACTCCACCTTTAACTTGGTTCATTCCTGTTTCATGTTCATAATAAATAGTAGTTCCTTCAGTATTGCCACCTACATCAAACGAGGTATCGACACTTGCATCATAGGCTGTTGCATGAGGTAAACCAAAGATGGCTGAGTCCACCCAAGTAGTTCTTGGAAAGATTGAACTAGCATTCGTAAACCATATAGGTCTAGCTGCAGTTGAATCTAAATAACTATATATCACACATCTATTTACAACGTTAGAACCAGAGGTTGGATAAAACCACATTACTTCACCAAATAAATTATTAATACCACAACAAATAAACTGATTGGAAGTTGTGTTAATGTCATCATAAACATAGTCTTCAACTAAACAGTCCATCGATTCTAGTTTACCGGTGAATCTAAAGAAACCATTATCAGACATCCAGTAAGCAGCACCATCAACTTCAACAGCTGCATTCTTGCCTATTAATCCGCAGTTGGTTCCGACTTGTTCATAGGCGAAAGTAAAAGGCTGACCTACAAATCTCATGGTGAATAATGAAGTATCCGTCCATACATAAAGTGCATTTCTTCCTAGCTTAGCTCCCATGATCCGTGAGCCGGCAGCCAGTCTTTGTGTGCCAGCACTATTGATTGCAGTAGGTGCCCAGTCAGTTATATCCTCTTGGTTAGAGAATCTGATAAACATATCATCTTGTGTAGTGGTATCTCCGATTGTGGTTTCTGTTCCAAATAAAACTAAGTGACGATCGGGAGTAGAGACTAACATATCTCTAGACGCTGTTGGTGCACCACTCACAATGGTTGCTCGAATTGCTGTTGCATTTACTGCATTTGAATCCCATTCAAATACCGCTCCATTACAAATTAAGGCTACAAGAGTTCCTCCTAAATTGTCCAAGGACCATAGACCAGGTTCTGCAACTTTGTCAGTAGTAGTGGCGGCCTGACCCCATCCTGAATAATCACTGGTATTGGTAACTGTTGCTCCCGTTAAATGAGCTGCGTTAGTTGTTCCTCTAACGTTTCTAGTTATTCCTGTTAAAGTATTTGTTCCGGTATCAACTCCTGTATAAGAAATTTCTTCTGTGCCTACTTGAATATAATTTGTACCTGTTGTTGGAAATCCTAGAACTGAAGTTAAAGTAATGCTGGTACTGGGTGATCCGCCAGTTCCATAAGCATCTGCACCTAATCCTCCATTTAAAGTTGTTGTTTGAGGACTGGTTACAGTACCTCCAAATTGTGAAATACCCCATCCATAAACTCCAACTTGTTCAGCTGGGCCTACATGATAATACCTATAGTAAGTAATGCCTCCAGAAAGGGTAGCGCCGGTGACATTGGTTTCAACAGTAGGCATCGTAATTTCTATAGTAGTGCTATTAGGAACATCTGTTACCATAAATTTTTTGTCAGCAAAATCTGCAGCTACAAAGACAGAGTTAGTAATAGTTGTAAAAGTAGAAGCACCACCAAATAAAATAATGTCTCCAGCTACAAAACCCGGGGCAACTGAAAAAGTAAGAGTAACAACCTTGGAGTTATAAGTAGTGCTGAATGCATTAGTGATGGCTGTACCTGATGGATTAACTAAAGGATGAATGTCATAATAAACTCCTCCAGAATAAGTGTATAAAATTCTATTGGTTCCAATGATGGCATATTTAATACCCTCTTTATTAACCATTTGATGAAGAGCTCGAGCCGCGCCTGTTAAAGCCTTATCTCCTAGCTGCGACCATCCCCCTAATTTTTCAGGTGTACCATATCTAAAACGAACATTTTCTCCGTCCGTCCACATGGCTTCTGCTCCTGTAGGGGTAAGTTGTTTATTGAATCCTGGTAAAAAACCGATTTTTTGTAGCATATAACTCCATTATATTAGGCTACTGTATACTAACCTATCCTCCACATCAAGTAGGACTTTATTTGTATTTAAATATACTTCGGTCCTTTAATAAAAAATGCCAAACTATTTCGAGTTCCTTTTGTAACCGGAGTTACTCTGTGCAACATTTCTGCTCTAAATATTACTATACTTCCAGAATTATTTAGCTCAGGCACCTTTAATACACCCCCATTAGCAAACAATTCCAAGTGACCCCCTTCATACTTTTCTAAAGAAGTATTAATTAAAACAGTCAGCCTGTAAGTATGAGAAAAATCAGAAGATCCATCCTGGTGCCAATCATACGAAGCTTCATTTTTTTCATCATAGGTATTGTGTAAACAAATTTCTACATTATTTTGGGGCCAAAAGGAAAATCCATAATTTTCTGTATTAACTTGACAGATATTATCGTAGTGCGGGTTTAAAATATGCTTTAGATGTTTCCATTCGATCGCCTTAACTCCAGACACATTTTTCAATGTAGACGCACCCTTCACAGTTGCTGGTTGATCTTTCCACGTAGGGTTATGATGTAATAACACTTGCATATGTAAATCAATTAAATCACTTTTACTCAGGGCTTTGTCCCAAAAATAATACTCAAACCTATTTTTCATAAACGTTATCTTTTAGATAGTTATATAATGTGGGTTCTTCTTTTACTTCTTTTTCAGCTTTTTCTTTTCGTTTTTTCATATTAGTAATATATGGAAGCCACTTACTTTCCGTCTTACTATAATTTTTTCCTTCAAACCATTTTATTGTATTTAATTCTGTGGGGGACCAATTCATACCAGCAGCAATGCAATGAAATCCTCCTTCAGATGGAAATTTATAACTATATCGTTTATGTTCTGCTGCTCGTCTGATTCCGGCAACATGCACAGGCTCACAATTAATTAAATTTTTATCCCATTGTTTATTAAAATTAGCTTTCCAGTATTCCGTATCGGTTCTATGTGATAGAGCATAATGCAAAGCAACAAACTCAGCAAAAGTTCTAAAGTCCATTTTACACATATAATTAAAATTATCTTTATCCCATTGGGAAATTTTCTTTCGTCTTATGTTCCTCATAAAATTTTTTAAAAACTCATGAACTGAAAATAATCCATTACTTTCTAAAGGTTCTATAAAGCCTGCTGATAATCCAATAGCAACTACATTTTTAACCCATAACCTATTATGGATTCCTACCTTCATTTTTATATTTTTAAATTCAGCTTGATCTGTTCCTAAATGATTTTTAAATTCTTTTAAGGCTGTGTCATCATCTACAAATTTATTCGAATAAACATACCCCGTTCCAATTCTTGACCACAAGGGTATATTCCAGACCCAACCATTTTCGATTGCAGTACAATTCGTATACGGAACTAATTCTTTTTCTTTATTTTTATATTTAATTTTTGTAGCCCAAGCAGAATTATTGGGAAGGAGATCTTCATAGGATTCGAAAGGTTCTTTTAAAGTTTGTCCTAAAAGTAAAGATCTAAAACCTGTACAATCTATATATAAGTCAGCTTTATATTTATTATTTAAAGAAGCTATTCCATTTTCATCTTGTTCTATTGTATCTATATTTTCTTTAATATGATTTATGTTCTGACATTTATTTTTTCTTAGCCAGGTTCCAAATTTGGTTGCATCAAAATGAAAAGCGTAAGCTATTTTATTTGGGTTTATTTTATTAGCATTTACATAAGCCATTTGAGTTGGATATATAGAATCCGCATAATCAGAATTAGGTGTTTCAGGATAAACAAGTTTTTTATACCACCAATCATTGGTTTCAAATAAATTTTGACTTATAGTGGGTAACCCAAAAGGATAATGAAATGCCTCCCCTTTTTTATAAAAATCTGTAAACTTGATACTTAATTTATAAGACCCCTCCGTCTCTTTTAAAAATTTATGGGGATCTATTCCAATAAAATTACACCACTCTGTAATTGGTTGTATAGTACTCTCTCCTACTCCAATGGTTGAAATCTTAGGAGATTCTATCAAAGATATTTTTGCGTCAGGTAATATTTTTAATAATGTAGTGGCAGTCATCCAGCCTGCAGAACCACCACCCACTATAATAACTGATTTTATTTCCATGGGGGTCCGATGTTCCACATTACTAAACTATATCTTACTCCACGTGTTACAGGCGTTACTCTATGCCAAACAAAAGATGGAAAAACAACCATAGCTCCTTTAGCTCTAACTTCTTTACATACATAAGTTTTCTTTTTTTCAGGATGAGTGTTTCTAAAATCAAATTCAAAATCTCCACCTTCAAAGTCTTCGGCATCAGATAAACAAATAGTTACAGATAATTTTCTTTGTTTACCGTGTTGATTTAGCTCATCATCGTGATAACAATCCTGGTGCCAACCATATTGTTGATCTTGTCTGTAAACAGTAAATTGAACATCTTCACTCCAGTCCCATGTATAGTTCCACCCTGCTTTTGCATTAGCTTCATGAATAAAGGGTTGAACATCCTTATACATTGAGGGGTGATTTAGCCAAGCCACATCAGAATTTCTTTGTTTAGTAAGGTCTTTCTTCTCTTCAGAAGTTAATTCTTTCTTTTTCTCATATTTAAAAACTCGTGCCAACTTAGGGTTTGCTTTTAAACCCTTTGCAATTATATCATCACACCATTCTTTAGAAAAAGCTGCTCGCCAATAGTAAAAATAGTTCGTTAAGTTCATATGTCTTTATATAGACATATATAACCTTTGTATTCTAGGATGTCAATTATTCAGGAGGTGTAAGACTTGGCATCTTTATCCAAGAGTAAGTGCCTTCATTCCATTTATATACTTCAAGAACACCGGCAGCGTTAGTAGTCTCTGGTTTTGCTACAGGAGGGTCGTACTGTTTAGTTGCACGGTTCCATCTCCATGACTCATAACCCGCGGGTCTCTTGTTAATAAATTCATCGTTTACATTGTCGTATGTGCTACCAACGGAAGCATACACATTTCTAAAATTTCCATTGTAAGAAGTTTGTAACCAAACTGCTTCTTGATCATTATATAAATCTTTTAAAAATTGTTGGCCTAAAGATTCTTGTTCCGTACCTTCATCATCCTTTAGGACGTCGTTGTTAACTACAACAACTTTTACTACTGTTCTTCCAATTCTTCCTATTTTTGCAAAGTGTGCCATTATGCTAAATAACTCCCACTTCCAGTAAAGGCGACAACTGTATCTGCTCCAATTACTGTAACTGTAGGAGAACCTGTTACTCCTCCTGAGTAATCTACTGTTGGAACTCTTAAAATAATAATTCCTGATCCACCTGCTTCAGCTGCACTGTCACCACCACCTGCGCCACCACCAGTATTAACTGTTCCGGGATTTCCTCCTCCGGATTGGCCTTGTCCGCCACCACCGGTTCCACCTTGACCTGCAGGGAAACTACCACCACTTTGTCTACCGCCGCCGCCACCGCCGCCTCTTACGACAGAACCATTGATTGTAGATGTAACTCCATTACCACCTTGACCACCTGAACCGGTCCAAGCTTGCCCAGCTGTTCCAGCTGCGGAAGCACCGCCGCCGCCTCCACCTGATTGGTGTCCACCTGGTGAACCATTTCCGCCATCATAACCTTGATTTGCAGTACCTTGACCACCTGTAGCGAGACCTGCGCCTCCACCACCTGAGCCTCCATTTGAGCCGGGAGGGGAAAGACCGCCTGCTCCACCACCAACTGAACTACTTTGAAGTACGGGTCCACCTGTACTATTAATACTTGAATCGTCTCCATTATATTCTGCGGCACCACCTGCTCCTACCGTTATATCGTAAGTTGTTCCAGGATAAAGTGTTAATGCTGCTTCTGCTGCACCTCCACCACCAGAGGCTTCTGAGTTAAAAGCTGAACGATATCCGCCAGCTCCGCCGCCACCAGCTCCAGCACTGCCGCCGCCTCCGGCGCCACCAGCAACCATTAGCCAGCCAGTAGTAACGTAAGTAGTAGCACGAAGCATGTTCTGCGATCCCACATTACTTGAGGATGTAGCATTAGCAGAAGATGTTATTCTCCAACCAGCTGTTGCATCAACGTACACAAGGCTACCTGCCATTCTTCTCTGTACTAAATATACATCAGAAGCTGCATTGTTTATGTTTAAACTATTTCTAGCAACAGTTACTTTATTTAAGTCAAAAGTATTAGCGTAATCTACAAATTCAATAGTATCCCCAGCTGAAGGTGAACCAGGAAGAGTCATTGTTATAACTCCACTTGTCGTATTAATCGGATAACCTTCTCCAGCTACTGCTGCAAAATCTCCAGTTTTCACCGCTTGCCAAGAAGTACCACCAGAAACAGTGGTAAAAGATAAATTGCCTGAGGCACCATCAGTTTTTATTACTTGATCTGCTAAGCCTGCGGCTACGGGTAATGTTAAAGTATAGGGTGTATCGGTTGTAAGAGTTGCAGGAGCTTTTAATCCTACATATCCAGATCCAGCGGCATCACCTAATCTTAATGCTCCCTCTGCGTCGATTAAAACATTTGTATCATCCCAAGTAAAATTAGCAGAACCGCCAAAAGCACTTGAGTTATTAAATTGAATATTTGTATCTGCTCCACCAGGTGTAGTTGCAGCTCCGGGTGCCGCAAAACCTGTGTCATATAGTTGTGTTCCATCAGAGAACACTAATTTTTTTATTTTTTCTGTGCCTGAAAAAGTACAACCAGTTTGAGTTGCACCTGAAGCTGTTCTAAGTTCTACTGTGTAAGCTCCGGTTGTAGCATTTTCAAATAAAAAAAGTCTTTCAAAAGCTATTGAGTTAACCGTATTAGGAACGGTTACAATTTTGTTTCCAGTTATAGCTCCTGTTAATTTTATAACAGCATTTCTTGCTGCGTTTGTAAGTGCATCTGTTACTGAAGTTGCATCTCCAAGTGCTACAGCTAAAGGTGTCGTGTTAGCTCCAGTGCCATCTAAATTTAAAGATTGTGAATGGTAGCCACTGGCTGCCTGTTGAATAATGTCTAGATTGGTATTAGTTTTATCACCCCATGTACCGGCATTTTCGCCAGTAGCCATGAGCTCTATACCTAAATAATTGTAACTTGATGGCATTTCTTATCTCCTACATAACTTATAC